TTAATCCGTAGGTCCCTGGTTCGAGCCCAGGTCGGGGAGCCATCTAACCTCGCAATGTGAACCGCCGATTTTTGCGGTCGCGAGGCGGCTTGGGATGTATTCGAGCTGCAAGTCGGTCTCTCCGACGGTGATTTTCGAAATCACGTTCCCCAGAAATTCGCGCACCTTCTTCGGGCTCTCTGCCGTGACCAGGATGTCGCGGAAAATTTTGGCCGCCCCCTCGATCTCCCGGGTGCTCAAGGTCTGCACCGGGCCGCTCTCGGCATCCAGTCGCTCGATTTCCATCTTGAGATGATCCTGCTGGGCGCGCAGCTCGCGCAGGCGGGGGGCGATATCGCTCAGCGCCAGTCCAGCCCCCGCCTCGATCGTCTCGTAGAGTCGCCGCAGACGCTTCTCCACGCCGCTCAGTTCGGCCGCCAGATTGTCGATCCCCATCTGACGCTCCCTGGACCACTGTCCGGCCTGCTGTTTGATATCGAAGACGATATTGGCGATGTTTTCCGGCGTGAAAATCCGGGTTGAAATCGCCTCCAGCAGATACTCATCCAATGGCGCCACCGCCAGGCGACGGCTGCTGCATCCCGCCCCCTTCAGGAACGCGCGGCAGTTGTAATAGTGGTAGCGGGAGCCGTTCCGCCCGGTCGCGCTCTCCGTCATCATCGGCTGCCCGCACTGACCACAATGCAGGATCCCGGAAAAAACCGCGCTGCTGCGCGCCCGCCCGCCGATGATTTCAGGGCTGCGCTGGCTGATCACGTTCTGGGCCATGGTGAATACCTCGTTGCTGATGATCGGATCGTGCGCCTGGGTGACGATCTCCTCGTTGCCATTGCGAAAGACCAGCTGGCCGATGGCTGCCGCTGATCGCAAAACGGAATTCACCGTCGACTTCGTCCAAAGCGCCCCGCGCCGCGATATCCCGCTCCGGTTCAACCGGACCGCGATCGCCTTCTGACCTTCCCCCTCGATGCACCAGCGGAAGATCGTCTTCACCACCGCCGCCTCGCGCTCCTCGATCGCCAGGCGCTTGCGCTTGCCGATCGGGATCGTCACGAAGCCGAACGGCACATGGCCGCCGTTCCAGAAACCTTCCGTCGCGTTCTTCGCCATGCTGCGCCGCGTATCCTTCGCGATCGAGCGGGAGTACTGCTCGTCCATGATCGCCACGATCGACTCGATCATCCACGCCTCGTCCGACTCCCCGAAATCCTGCGAGACGAACACCAGGCGGGTCCCGATCCGGTCCAGCAAGCGCTTGTTCAACGCCGCGTCGATATGATTCCGGGCAAACCGGCTCGACGACCAGCAGACGAAAAAATCCGTCGCATGCGCCTCGCAAAAATCGATAGCCGCCATGAACCCCGGCCGCTGGCTCGTCCGCCCGGAAATCCCGTCATCGCGGAAGACCTTCTGGACAATCGCGCCCAGGCCCTGCGCCTTCGCCAGGCACTGATCGATCTGGCTCTCCACGGGCAGCCCTTCATCCGCCTGGCGCGCGGTGCTGACCCGGGCATAAATGATCGCCGTAGGGGTTCTCTCTCTCATGCCCCTATTCTAGGGCAGCGCGCTAAAATCCACCCTGTGTATGACAACTGGAGATTCACATGCTTGCCCGTTGCGTTGCATTATTTATCTCAGCCTTGACGGTTGCATGTTCTCCGATGGCCATCATGTCGCCTGAAAAGCTGTCAGCTATCGATTCGAACGGACTCTGTAAAGCGTATTACGACTCGCCAACTCAAAACATCAAGGCTGAGCTCGTGAAACGAAACGCCCTTACAGAAAAAGAATGGTCTGCTGTCGCCAAAAAAAATATTTCAATTGGCATGAGCGAAACGGCAATGCTTTGCTCTTGGGGTTCGCCGGGTGGATGGGGTGATATCCATACACGATCAAGCGCCTATGGATCCACCAAGCAATATGTCTACCGGGCCTGCCGTAGTTGTGGTGCCACCTACGTATATGTCCGGGATGGAAAGGTCAGTAGTTGGTCTGACTGAACAAAAAATTTTCGGGTTATTTTTGGTTCAGAAGTTCTTCTTTGAAGCGCTTAAGCGCTGCATTAACTGACTCTTCAAATGCGGATTTGTCACGCTCAAATAGAACAGCCTTTATTTCTTCAATAGTGGCTTCGCGCCCACTGCTTATGAAGCTGCGCTCAAGCCGAGCGATTATTTCTGCATTCATTGAGCGGTTATTTTTTTCTGCCTCAAGCGAGAGCATCTGGCGCAATTTCAGCGGCAATCGAAAGGTGATTCGTACTTGTTGGTCTTCTTCCATTGGCCAATTACACCACTTTGGTGTCAAAATGTCTTGACACCAAATAGACACCATGCGTTAAACTGTTAATGACACCAAAGTGGTGTCTAAAAAGGAGGTTTCATGAACGAAAAAAAGCCTATCAAGAACATGACTCTTCGATTTCCAGAGAGTCTCAACACAGTTCTTAAACATAAAGCGATTGATAACCGGCGCAGTTTGAACAACGAAATTATTGCCAGACTTGAACAATCGCTTCGTAGCGAAGCACAGACGGTAGAGCAGTAGTGGCTACCAAAAGAAAAGCCCCAAGGTGCGCCAACACCTTGAGGCCGGTAAATCACATTTGAATTGAGGTATCAAAATGCAAGAAAATAATAGCACAGGCGTAACCGTTCGCTTCGACTCCCTATATCCAGTTCAGTTTTACGATGATCTGGTAGTAATCGCTTCGCATGACGGCGAACCCCACGTCATTATGAAAGCCCTTGTTGAGAATATGGGGCTTGCATGGCAACCCCAGCGCACCAAAATGGCTGAGAAATTCGCAGCAACTATAACGATGATCGTTACAGTTGCCGAGGATGGAAAGCAGCGTGAAATGGTTGGCTTGCCGCTGCGTAAACTTCCCGCTTGGTTGTATTCAATCAATCCGTCCAAGGTGTCACCAGAACTCCGCGACAAGATCGTTCGCTACCAGGAAGAGTGCGACGAGGTTTTATGGAAATACTGGACAACGGGTTTTGTCGGTCGGCCTGGCATTACCCCTACCTTTGAGCAGATCATCAAGGCGCACAATATTCGGGTTCGCCTATTACGAAGTTTGCAGAAGGAGACGGCGGCTGCGTTGCGTGAAGCGATCCACGATCAGCTCTTTGTCGTCTCGAAACTGTTGGGACTGCCAACGCCAGCCTTGACTGCCATCGGCCGCACCGTCGTACAACCTGAACTGCCGGGGGTGTGACATGACTATCCCCGTCAATTTCCCGGCCGATATCCTCGCCGTCGATCTGCAGATGTGGGCCATTGCCCACGGCTTGCGCCTCAAGTCCGACCTTCATGGAAACCTCATTGCTGTTCCGGCGGTGCATCATGGATAGCCCAAAAAAGCAGCTCGCAGCTATTTTTGAAGACATTTCCTACCTGGCAGGTCATGCTGGGCGGGAAGCCAAGAACGCAAAAAGCAAAGGTAAGCATGCCCAGGCTGCGATTCACCTAGTGCATCAGCATGCCCTGGCTGGACTGATGACCCGTATCGGTCACCTCGTTAGTGACCCGAAGGATGGTCATCATGGATGAAATTGCCACTGCTGAATGGGTTGCCAGTTTCGCCAAGGATTTCGAAGCGCTGGCAGAGGCCGATCAGATGCTCGAACGCTTCATGGAGCTGGGCGTTCCTAATCGTCGCGTCAAGGTAGTCCGAATTGATGTTGATGAATTTCGTCACGTCGTGCGTCGCGTTCAGAACATCGTTCGCCAGAAGCGCTTCGAGATCGATATGAAACTGGAACGTCGCTACTGCCGAGTCAGCGATGCGGCTATCCTCCAAGAGAAAATGAAGGAGGCCAACGACCATATCGCTGAGGCAATGCATGCGCTTCAGGACTTCAAAAACTGCAGTCTTCCAAAATCAGTCTGGTAATCCGGTAAATTCAAACAAGGGAGGCTGCGGCCTCCCCTTTTTTTGCATTCACCCGCCACCGAAACTGCGACTGTCGCGGCGGGTGGCGGGAACCCTCTCTCTCTTACTCCCCCGGTGCTTGCTGCGACGTCTTTCCATCAAGTGGACATGTGGACATGCAGAGAATTGGGCGGCGTATTCGACTTTCCGAAGGAAGAAATCAGAACGGCCGCGTTTTGCGGTTCGTCTCCGGGCTGCCGATTGCTTTGGCTGAGGGCCTGAAGGGTGATGCGCCGACTTCATGGGTGACGGTTACCAGAACCGGAAAGTTCTGGGATCCGCGCTACGGTGATTTCGAGATTACCCGGACCATGTTGTCCGACATGGTGCGCAATTTCGATGCCAATACCTACGGGCAGGAAATATTCATTGACGTGGCGCACAAGCCCCAGGACGGGAGCGCCGCCAAAATTCTGAAATTGTCGGTCGAGGGCGATCGTTTGCGCGCCCTGGTGGAGTGGACCCCGTTCGGGGTTGATGCGGTCAAGACGCGTGGCTTCCGCTACTTGTCCGCCGATTTCCACGAAAACTGGCAAGACAACGAAGCACGGGCAACCCACGGATGTGTTCTCCTGGGCTCAGGGCTGACGATTCGGCCTGTGATCAAGCGACTTGACCCTGTGCAACTGAGTGAAACCGAAGGCGAAGATGTGGCGATTCTGCTGCATCCGACACTACTTTCCGAACTGATCAACGAGGTCAAGAACACCATGCAAAAACATCTTGAAGAGCTGCGCAAGCAGTTGCAGGCCAAGGGCCTGAGCGAAGCGGCCATCGCGGCCGCCGTGAAGCTGGCCGAGCAGGCCATGACCGGCATGACCGACGAGGCGGCGATGAAGACGCTGTGCGAGGCTTTTGCGTCCAACGCCAAGTCCTTGGGCGAAGGCGGCCCGGTCAGCATCACTGTACAGGGCGGCATGACCGCCGCCGACGTCAATGCCGCCGTCGCCAAGCAACTCGCCGACCTCCAGGCCTCCGCCAAGACCCTCGCCGAAAGCCTCGAAGCCAAGCACAAGCTCCTCGCCGAAACCATCGACACCCTCGGCAAGGCCCTGCCGGACACCGTCCGCAAGGAACTCGCCGACGGCCTGCGCCCCGCCATCACCGCCGACCTGCCCGATGCAGCCGTCAAGGCCCTCGCCGAAGTCCAGGTCAATCTCGCCGAACGCGCCGAAGCCAACAAGGCACTCTCCGCCCAAGGCTTCAGCTTCCGCGGCAACGCCCACATCACCGTCGATGACTCCAACACCATCAAGGCCCTGCAGGAAAGCATCGACCGCCGCCTCGGCCTCACCCCGCCGAAAGACTCGCCCAACGCCGACTTCGTCGCCAAGGTGCTCGCCCAGTACGACGCCCAGCACGGCGCCCAGCTGGCCCGCGAATACAAGCAGCTGTCCGGCGGCGACGGCGTCATTTCCGACGTCTCGGTACCGGCCGTCTTCGAACGCACCGTCATCCGCGAAGCCCTCTATCCGCTGGTCGCCCTGCAGTTCGTCAATGTCGGCGCCATCGAATTCGCCGGCTCCGCGCAAATCCCCTACAGCTACCGCGACACCACCGGAGCCGGGCGCGACTCCACCCGCAAATACGAAGGCCAGGGCATCGCCCGCGCCGGCATCAAGCAGGCCATGGAAACCGCCTACCCGATCCCGCAAAAGCTCGCCTTCGAAGTCTCCGACGAACTGCGCTACCTGACCAGAGCCGGCCGTATCGACTTCGACTCCGTCGCCGAAAACGTCCGCAACGCCTCGCGCATCATCAGCGAAGATTCCGAGCGCCTGATCCTCAACGAGTGCGTCAATGCCGGCGACGAATTCGCCGTCGCGGCCGGCAACGACATCCTGACCGCCCAGGTCAACGGTACCAACAAGGTCTTCGTCACCACCCAGTTCCCCGTCGTCAAGCCGCGCAAGATCTACGACCTCCAGGGCAATCAGGTCGGCAGCACCGTCAACCCCATCACCGTCATCCTCAACAGCATCGCCCGCACCGAATACGACGGCACCAATACCCAGGCCGCCGGCACCTACTGGACGATGGACTACAACCTCGGCGAACTCCGCTTCGTCAGCGAACTCGGCGCCGCCGTCACGCCGACCAACGCCTGGCCGCTCGTCGTCACCTACAGCTACACCACCAACGTCGCAAAGTTCGACACCGACCTCGGTTCCCTCACCGCCGGCGCCAAGTGGGACGACTTCCTCTACCGCTACGGCCTGCGTCGCTCCGTCCTCGAAGACCAGCGCTTCTACCGCGCCAACTTCGGCCTCATGGCCGGCGCCGTGCATGAAATGGTGCTGCTCGCCAACCAGTTCAAGGAATCCGACAACCGCGGCCAGACCATGGTCACCGCCGCCGGCGACCTGGGCAGCGTGCGCAACGTACCCAACTTCAAGAGCTTCGCGCCCGGCCTGCAGCTCGCCGACACCCGCGTCCTCATCGGCGAGCGCGGCAACACCCGCTTCCGCATGGCCAAGCCGTGGCAAATGGGCGAACTGCAGGACCAGCGCGACGCCAACGGCCGCTTCACCGGCAAGAAGGAAGCCTACGGCGACCAGTTCGTCTTCCTGCACACCCCGAGCCAGCTGAAGGGCTGCTACACCAGCGTCGTGCTCTACAGCACCGCCGGCCGCGTCGCCCGCGCAGCCTAACGAACGTCTCCTCCCCTCGCGGGAATTTCACCCCCGGCCTTCGGGCCGGGGTTTTTTCAGGAGCCAGCAATGCGTATCCCCATCGAAAACGCCGGCGACAGCCCGCTCTACGTCGGCGGAAAGATGATCCCCCCCGGCGAGACCATGACCTTCGAAGAAGAAGAACTCCCCGCCGAACACCGCCCCGGCACCCCGGCCGAACCCGAACAAGCCCCCGCCAACCCGCTCGCCGACATCCTTGCCCTCTCCATCGCCAAGGCCGTCCTCGGTCTGCCAGACCTCACCGACGACGAACTCAAGGAACTCGAACTGCTCGAAATGGCCGGCGAAAACCGCAAGGGCATGCTCGCCGAAATCATGCAGGAAACCCTGCGCCGTGCCGACCTCGCCGCCAGCCGCCAGGCAGCCAATGGCAGCGAAGAAAGCATCGCCGAAAGCGCGGATGCCGCCCCGGAACAAGCCCCGGCGGAACCCGAAGAGGGCAGCGAGGCCTAAATGCCCGGCACCATGAGCCGCGCCGACCTGCGGACTGACCTCAAGGACAGTCTGCACGACGCCCACAGCATGCTGGCCGACCCGGCCGACTACGACCGCTGCCTCAACGTCGCGGCCAGCGACCTCGGCCGCTGGAAGCCGCGCACCCTGGCCGGCACCATCGCCCTCGTCGCCAACCAATCGGAATACGCCGCCCCGGCCGATTTCCAGAGCTTCAAGATGGCCCTCTGGGGCCGCTCCAGCACCGCCAAGCCCTGGGATAACGACTACCCCGGGAAACTGCCATCCGTCCATCACGCCGACGGCATCCTCCTCATGGTCCCGGCCCCCAGTGCCCAGCAGATCGCCATCCTCGGCGCCTCCTATCGCTACTTCTACTTCGCCGGCATCAGCATCGACGACGTCGCCGCCAACACCACCGTCCCCGCCGACCAGCGCGACATCCTGCTCCTGCGCGCCCAGGCCGAAGCCTGCAAGGAACTCGCCATGCGCGGCATCGGCAAGCCCGTGCAACTCCGCGACGGGCTCAACACCATCACCCGCAACGGCACCCCGTCGCACCTCTACCACGAGCTCATGGCCGAATTCCTCCAGAAGGTCGGGTAATCAGCATGCGCCTCGAAATCCGCTACCAGGACCAGGCCCCGCGCGAGATGCTGCGCCGATCCCCGGGCCTCTTCATGCAGCGCCTCGCCAGCGCGCTCGATCGCGGCGCCCATGAACTCGCCCGCGAAGCCCGCAGCCTTGCCCCCAAGGCCTTTTCCACGCTCACCAACTCCATCCGCGCCATCCGGCTCGGCGAATTGCACTGGCAAGTCTCCCCCGGCGTCGACTACGCCGAAGCCGTCGAAGGCGGCCGCATGCCCATGCGCAAGACCGGCATCGCCCATGGTCTCCTCGAATGGATCAAGCTCAAGATCGCCCCGGGCGCCAGCGCCAAGGAACTCGACCGCCTCGGCTACGTCATTGCCCGCGCCATCGGCCGCCGCGGCATCAAGCCGCAGCCCTACATGCAGCCCGCCTTCGTCGCCAAGCGCGATCGCGTCGTCGAACTCGCCAGCCTCGCCATGCGCGACGCCGTCGCCGAACTGAGCCGCGCCTGACATGCTCAAGACCGCCCTCGACAACCTCAAGACCGCCCTGGCCGCAGCCCTGCCCACCCGCGTCGTCACCCGCGACCTGCGCGACTTTGCCCAGCACGCCCAGAGCGACCTCGAAGCCGGCGTTCTCACCATCGTCTCCCATCGCGAAGCCGGCTACGCCAACTATCGCGGCCGCGAAGCCGACCTCGGCAAGCTCTCCGTCATCACCGTCGGCCAGCTCAAGATGCCCGAGGCCGCCGCGCCATCCGAAGTCGAAGACGCCGAATTCGCCTTCGCCGAAGAGACCAAGACTTTTTTACAGACGGTGCTACCCGTCGAAGCGGTCGTCCTGCTCGAAACCCGGTTCTCCGGGCAGCTCGATGCCCCCTACGGCTGGTTCGCCATGGACTGGGAGGTATGGCCATGAGTCAGCAACACAAAGATCAATTCCACGGCATCGGCGGCAGCTACGTCGTCGACCCCGAGACCGGCGAGCGCACGCTCGTCGCGCGCACCCAGGAGGCGGACGCCGTAGCCGCCGAGCCGCAACCCACCCAGGAGCAAGACAATGCCACTGCTGAAGCGTAGAGCCGCCGTCCTCGCCAAGATCGAGAGCGTCTATGGCACCGACCCCATCCCCACCGGCGCCGCCAACGCCATCCTCATCTCCGACGTCAACATCGGCCCGATGGAAATGGAAACCGTCGACCGCGCCAACGTTCGACCCTTCCTCGGCAGCAACGAACAACTCCCGACCGGCCTCTACTCCAAGGTCGACTTCACCTGCGAAGCCGCCGGCTCGGGCACCGCAGGCAACGCGCCGGCCTGGGGCGTCCTGCTCCGCATGTGCGGCTTCGCCGAAACCATCACGCCCGGCACCAAGGTCGAATACGCACCCGTCTCCACCGGCTTCGAATCCGGCACCATCTACTTCAACCTCGATGGCGTCCTGCACAAGCTCACCGGTGCCCGCGGCTCCATCGCCCTCGACTTCACCCGCAACGGCCGCCCGGCCATGAAATTCACCTTCACCGGGCTCTTCAACACCGTCGCCGATGCTACGTCGCCAACCGTTACCCTCTCCGCCTGGCAAAAGCCGCTCGCCGTCAATCGCACCAACACCCCGACCCTGACCCTGCACGGCACTGCCGGCCGCGTTCATAGCCTCACCTGCGACATGGCCAATAACATCGTCTTCCGCGAAATGATCGGTGCCGCCATGGGCGAAGTCCTGCTCACCGACCGCAAACCCGTCGGCCAGATCGTCATGGAAGCCGTCACCGTCGCCAGCAAGGACTGGTGGACATCGATCAAGAACATCACCACCGGCGCCCTGCAGCTCATCCACGGCACCGTCGCCGGCAACAAGTTCCAGATCGACGCCCCCAACATCCAGCTCATCAGCCCCCAGTACCAGGACCAGGAAGGCATCGCCATGCTCCAGTGCGGCCTCGTCTTCGCCCCGGGGACTGCCGGCAATGACGAAATCAAGATCACGGCCCTGTAATGGACATCTTCAGCCTCGACCCCTCGCCCACCTTCGTCGCCCCGGTCACCCTGCCGGTCCCCGGCGGCGCCGAAGTCGTCGTCAAGTTCCGCTTCCGCCACAAGGATGAAGCCGAGTTCTACGACATGCTCGCCGAAAGCCGCGCGCAAAAAGAGAACTTCGGCAAGTTCCTCGCCCGCTTCGTCGACGGCTGGGAAGGCGACAACATCAACGCCCCTTTCTCCCTCGAAGCCCTCGCCAAGCTCTGCCGCAATTACCCGCGGGCCGCCCAGGCCATCTTCCGCGTGTACGAAGCCGAGCTGATCGGAGCCGTCCGAAAAAACTGATCGAGGCCGTGCGGCACTGGCAGCGCGGCGGCAAGGAAGACCAGAAAGAGCGGATCTCCGACCTCGTCCGCTTCGGCCTCGACGAAGCCGACGCCCGGCGCTACCTCGAAGAAGAGGATGCCGTCGGCACCGCCTGCTTCGCCGTCTGGCCCCAGAACGAAGAAGCGCTCACCGTCTTCTTCCGCCTCAAGCGCCAATGGCGGATCAACCCCCTCAGCGGCCGCCCGCTCGGCCTCGATCATGCCGCCATCCCGCCCACCCTGCGCCTCATGGGCATCCCGTCGCGCCGCTGGCCGGCGCTCTTCGACAGCCTCGCCCTCTGCGAAGACACCGTCCTCGACGGTCAGCCCTAAGCCCTTTTTTTACCAGCCGCGAACGACCAAAGTCATCCAATGGCCGAAGAAACCCAACTGAAAACCGTCGTCTTTCGCTGCAAGGCGTGCAAGAACGTCTTCGAAGCGACGCCGACGCGTATCGAACCGGCGCCCGAAGACGACGACGTCCACCCCTGGCTCTACTACCGCTCCTGCAGCCAGTGCGGCGAAGAAGCCACCCAGGCCCACTGGGCCCGCGCCGCCATGAAAGCCTGGCGCAAATGCACCGGCCCGCGCACCCCCGAAGGCAAAGCCAAGGTCCGCGAAAACCTCATCGGCCACCCCACCCCGGAAGAAGCCCTGCGCACCCGCTTCAACGGTATGAAACACGGCCTCAATGCCAAGGTCGCCACCTACTTCCCGGCCAAGCCCGACGGCTATGCCTTCTGCAGCACCTGCAACGTCGACCGCATCTGGTGCTCGGAGCAACCCTGCTGCGAAAAGCAGACCGTCAACTTCATGAAACACCGGGCCGCCTTCGAACAGAAGAACCCCAAGCACCTGATGGGCATCTACGCCGACTTCCACGCCGCCCTCATGTCCACCCTCGGCGAATGCCTGCGCCAGATCATCGGCGATGGCGTCACCCTGCGCACCCCCAAGACCTACATCGGCGAAGACGACAAGGTGCTCATCGTCAAGTACTACGACCAGGACGGCCACGAACACGTCGTGCACGACGTCATGGCTCACCCGCTGTTCAAGCCCGTCAGCGAGCTCATCACCCGCATGGGCATCTCGCTCTCCGACCTCGCCATGACCCCGAAGCAGGGCGAAGACGAAGCCGCCACCCTCGGCAAGCTCGCCCAGGACGGCGCCGCGCAGGAATCCCTCGTCGAATTCGAGGAACGCAAGGTCAAGGCCCTCGAAAGCCTCGGCGCCATGATGGCCCGGGCCAACGCCGCCAAGGCCAATGACCCGGTGCTGATCGAGTACCTGCAACAGAACGGAGGATGAGCAATGACAACGAATGCACACAATTACCCGTGGCGTGACGCCACGCCGCCCGATATCGCTGCCGGACGAAAAACCGGTTCATTACGCGGATGCGGCTATTGCGGATCAATGCACCCAGCGGATCTTGCTGCTGCCCTGCTCGCTGGAGCTCGTCTGGATCCGGCTGACCGAAAATACGGATGGCCGCATAAGTTCTATGTTGAAGGGGTGCCGAACCCCCACGCAGGGATGTTGGAAAGCCGCTACAGCACGTCGCATCCGAAGCAGGAGGACATCGACGCCGGCAAGATGATCAGGGTGCCGACTGGTCGTTTCAGCGAGAGCACAGGTGAGCCGAAGTTCGACTGGTGCGAAGCTGGCAAGCCGGCCCCGGAAACAACCTACGGCAAGTTCTATACCGAGCACCTGCAGGACGCCTCTGCTGAAGATCGCGATGTGATCGAACGCCACATGGGCATGCACTTCGATTTCGCGGGAGAAGGCATTAGCTGGTGGCCTTACGGCACGCCTAAACCCGTCAGGGCAGAATGACCCGCATCTCCTCCGCTCAGCGCGTCACCGTCTCCAACCGGGCCGAGGTCGAGATCATGCGTTATGCCCATGATCACGCCCTCTGGCACAAGCACGTCCACAACGTCACGCTCGATCCGGTGCAGGTCTTGAAGTGCATCGAGATGGACGAGCACCCCAACACCATCGACGTCTCGTGCCGGCGTACCGGCAAGACCGCGATCAAGGAGATGTACTGCCTCAAGCACCTCGCCACGACGCCGGCGCAGGAGGAGGGCATCGTCGCGCCGCGCATGCAGCAGTCGCAGACCAACCTCAACTACCACATCGAGGCCATCCGCCGCTCCGAGATCCTCGGCGCCTATGTCGGCTATCGCAACGGCCGCAAGCAGTTGAAGGACATGGGCTACAGCTTCTGCAACGGCAGCAAGGCCGGCGCCTACGGCATCATGAGCCAGATCGACGGCGACTCCATCACCGTCGCCTCCCTCGAAGAAACCGACGACATGCCGCAGGACCGGCTGCTCAGCCGCTTCCTGCCCATGCTCGGCGCCCAGCGCCGGCTCGGCGTCGATGCCGAAGCCAAGACCTTCAAGCCGCAGATCCGCATGACCGGCGTCTTCAAGGGCGCCGACGTCGTCCAGGGCCTGATCGACACCGGCGAATACCACCTCCTGCCGGCGGTCGATGTCTATCTCGGCGTCGAACTCGGCATCCTCAACCGCGCCTGGGCCGACTCCATGCGCCAGCAACAGACCGAGGGCGAATGGATACGCCAGTTCCTCTGCAAGAACGTCGCCAGCCAGAACTGGATCTGGGAAAAGTACATCGCCAAGGCCAAGGCTGTTGGCTTACAGGCGGGCCTCGTCCCGGCCGGACCGCTGCCGGGCGCCCGGTACCGCAAGCGCGGCCTGATCTCGTTTGGCTACGATCATTCTGGTCATGGCGAAAGTGCCACTGCCTCGAAGTCGGCCCTGGTCGTGACGGAGCAGATCGGTAACTTCGTCTGCGTCATCTACGTCAAGACCTGGCCGGCCGGCACCGACGACCGCGTCGTCGAAAACGACCTGCTCGGCCTCTGGGCCTTCTTCGATCCCGACTATGCCCTGGGCGACGCCTACGGCCTCGGCATGCTCACCACCCTCAACGATCGCCTGTACAGTAATGGCCTGACCGAGGTCGATCGCCGCACCGTCGCCGACGGCGCCAGCACCGCCAGCGCTTGGCCGCAGTGGCCGTTCTCCCCCATCCGCTTCGGCGGCATGACCAAGCACAGCATGGCCAGCATGCTCAAGGCCGCCTTCCACAACGGCCAGGCCGCCATCGCCTACTTCGACGAATTCGACGAACGCGAAGAACTCGACGACTGGCGCGCCTTCGTCCGCCAGCTCGGCAACATCAAGGCAGAAGCCACCAAGGCCGACTACAGCAGCTTCAAGATGGCCGACCCCAAGTTCGGCGACGACCTCTTCGACGCCGCCATGGCCGCCGTCTGGGCCCTCGTCACCCGCGGCCAGGAAGACGCGCCCACCGTCATTGGCCGGCGCAGCGTCAGCCGCGAACAACTGCTCGGCCTGCCCGGAGTCGTCGCATGATCCGCATCGTCATCGAATGGCCGGAAGTCCTCGCCTCCGGCCTCTCCGTCTGCCTCTGGCTCATCGTCCGCTGGATCACCCGCCGATGAGCTACGCCAGTGCCAAGGGAAGAACGCCATCCGGTTCATTGAAGCCGTTGAACGCCCCGCCGCCGCGTCCGCTCGGCGAGGCCGAAAAGGAAGCTGTCGCCGAACGCGCCCGGCAGCTCAAGCAGCACCTGCCGGAAGCCATGGATTTCCTCAAGGAGCTGCACGCCGAAGGTCTCGTCGACGGCCTGCGTGCCATCGTGTCCGTAACCGTATTTGAAGAGGTGAATCATGGGTCTGACTGAGATCTGGTCCAAACTGCGCGGCGCCATCGCCGCCACGCCCAATGCCCAGGCCAGCCCGGCCGTGCGCGACACTGAAAAGGGCCGTCGCGCCACGCCGGAAAACGGCATGAAATACCTCTACCGGCTCATGTGGGTCGATCCCGAGGTTCGCCAGGCCATCCTCGACATACGCGAGATGGACCGCAAGGATGGCCGGGTCAAGCGTATCCACAGCCGGGTCGCCCGCGACACCGTCAAGGGCGGCCTCGTCTTCACCCAGCTCGCCCCGCGCCGCTCCCTGCTCAAGGAATGGCAGGCCTTCGCCCATCGCCTCCAGCTGCAGCGCGTCGAAAAGCTCAAGTCAGATGCCCGCGGCCTAGCGATGGAAGGCAACCTGCCCCTGCAATGGGTCATCAACGACGCCCTCGAGGTCGTCGCCGGCGTCCGCATGCCCTCCGAAACCATCCTCCCCAACGTCGACGAATCCGGACGCTTCAAGGACGTCAAGGACGCCTACTGGCAGATCGACGTCATGAGCGGTGCCCGGCTCACCGGCTTCCCGCTCTGGCAACTCTTCCTCTGCCGCTTCGACCCCGACTCCTTCGACGACGTCGGCGCCATGGGCCGCCCCTTCCTCGACGCCAGCCGCGAACCCTGGCGCAAACTGCGCATGACCGAAGAAGACCTCGTCATCCGTCGTCGCACCCGCGCCCCGCTGCGCCTGGCCCACGTCCTCAAGGGCGCCACCAAGTCCGAACTCGAGACCTACCAGGCCGCCGTCGAATCCGACAAGGGCCAGATCACCACCGATTTTTATTTGAACAAGGAAGGCAGCGTCACCGCCCTGCAGGGCGACGCCAACCTGGGCGAGATCAACGACGTCGTGCACCTGCTCGACACCTTCTTCGCCGGCTCCCCCTTCCCCAAGGGCCTGATGGGCTACACCGACGGCCTCGCTCGCGACATCCTCGAAGACCTGAAGCGCGACTACTACGAAGAAATCGACGTCTTCCAGGACACCCTCTCCTTCGCCTACGCCGAAGGCTTCCGCCTGCAGCTCCTGCTCAAGGGCATCGTCCCGGATCCGGAAGAGTACGCCATCAGCTTCGCCGAACGCCGCACCGAAACCCCCAACCAGGTCGCTGACCGCATGCTCAAGTGGAAGGCCCTCGCCATCCCGCAGGACATCGTCGACGAAGAAATGGGCTTCAACCCGGAAATCATGCGCCAGCGCCGCGAAGCCGCCGCCAGGCAGGTCGATCCCTACCCGGGCGGCACCGGCAGCATCGGCCAGCCGCCAGCCCAGGGCAAGGTCTCCATCACCCCGGGCAATGCCCCCAAAGGCGAGAGCATGACCAGCATCGGCAACGGATCGGCCTGACGCGCGGCGCCCCTCGAAACGCATCGCGGCCCGCCTTAGCATCCGGTCAACCAGGAGGAACTCATGCCGGAACCGAACTCGACCAGTGTAGGCATCGCCGCAGGGGCCAGCGCCGGCGCGCTGACCGGCACCCTGATCGGCGCCCAGGTCGATGCCCTGCTCGTCGGTCTGCTGGCCGCCATCTTCGTCTCGATCTGGCTGCCATCCGTCGATAGCAAGCTCAAGGCCGGCTGCTCGGTCGCCTTCTCGTCCATGCTCGCCGGCTATGCCTCGCCGGTGGCCGCCTCCTACCTCGTCGCCCAACACGCCACGATCGGCAACGGCAGCCCCTTGCGCCTCCTGCTCGCGCTCCTCATCGGCGCCGGTAGCCCGGCGCTCTTCCCGCTCCTTATCGAATGGGCGCGGAACCGGGCCCGCGAAAAAGTGGGGGAGAAATCCTGATGCTCACCGTGCTCTACATCGCCGCTGCCCTGGTCGTCCTCTGGCGCACCCTGAGCGTGATCGCCATCCTCGATTCCCGCGCCTTCCAGGGACAGACCTGGCGCTTCGTCGGCATCGCCTGCCACTACGCCCTGATCGGTGCCGGCGCCGTCGCCGTCATCCTCGGGGTCGGGGCCGGCGGCCCGCTGCTGCTGGGCGGTGCCGCCATGGCCTGTCTGGCCGAACGGCGGTGGCACCGATGATCAGCCGCGCCCAACTCGTCGCCATCATGCCGCTGGCCGCCTCGCGTGCCGACCGCTGGCTCGACCCGCTCAACGCCGCGATGACCGAATACGGCATCGACACCAGCCGCCGCGTCGCCGCCTTCCTCGCCCAGATCGCCCACGAATCCGGCCAGCTGCGCTACGTCCGAGAACTCGCCAGTGGCGCCGCCTACGACACGGGCCGCCTCGCCGACCGCCTCGGCAATACCCCGCAAGCCGACGGCGACGGACAGAAATACAAGGGCAGGGGGCTGATCCAGATCACCGGCCGGCATAACTACCGGCAGTGCTCGATTGCGCTCTTCGGCGATCCGGACATCCTGCTCAACGAACCGGCCCTGCTCGAAGAACCCGACAACGCCGCCCGCTCCGCCGGGTGGTTCTGGTGGTCGCACGGACTCAACGTCGTCGCCGACTGCCCGAACAGCTTCCAGCTCGTCACCCGCAAGATCAACGGCGGACTCAACGGCTATGCCGACCGCCTGCACTACTACGAAACTGCCCAGCGGGTGCTCGGATGATCCCGCCGATCTCCGTCCTCGCCGCCGAATACAAATGGGCCGTCCTGCTGCTGGCGGCCGTAGGCATCTACGCCTGGGGCAGGGCGGACGGCCGGGCCCTGTCCGATGCCGAACATCTGCGCGCCGCGCAGGCAGCCGACACCGCGCTCGAATTGGCGCGTCGGGGTGCCGCCGAGGAAATCGCCAAGCTGGAGGTCAAGCATGTCACCGTACAACGCCGGATCGAGCGCGAAACCCGCGAAGTTCCTGTCTATCGCGATTGCCGTCATCCTCCTGACGTCCTGCGCGCCCTTGACGACGCCCTCGAAAACCGACCCGGAGCCCCTGGTGATCGCGAGCTGCCCGCCCAGCCTCGGCCCGCTGGCTGACGACAGCTTCGGCGCCACAACCGAGAAGCTCGGCCAGGTGGCCGGCATCTATCACCGCTGCCGTGCTGCGGCCATGGCCGGACGATAGCCATGCCCGACTATGTTCCCCGTATCCCCGCCGCCGCCACCTGCGAAGACCTGCGCGACTACTTTGAATGGCACGTCCAGCATGGGTACGCTAAGGCCAAGGCCTTCATCGACCGCCGCGGCCTTGAATTCCTGCGCGAGAAGCATCGCGACAACCTCGGCCTGGGCATCCCGCCAGAAGGCGAAACCAGCGACCCGAAATCGGGCCGCATCTACCTGAGAGCGATCTACTGATGTCCTATCCCCTGCGCGTCCTCATCGCCATTGATCAGCTTTTCGCGGTCATCCTGTTCGGCGCCATGCCCGACGAGACCATCAGCGCCCTGGCGCATCGCCGTCACTGGAAACGGCTGGAACGCTTCATCAACTGGCTGTTTCGCGACGACATGCACTGCGCGAAGGCCTACATCGCCGAGCTCGTCGGCACCCAAAACCACCGGGATTACCGCTGGGATCGCCGCTATGTGGCGCCCGGCGAAAGCTCGGCCTCGAATAACTGAAGACAGAGGTACACCATGAAAAACGGCGAACGCTTGATGATTCTCGACAAGGTATCCACGCTGGTCACCAGTCCGGCGGTGGCCTTTACTGGCGACAGCCGCGGCGGCCTAGCGATCTCGGTCAGCGGATCCGGCAGCATCAGCGCCCAGATTCGGCTTGAAGTCACCGACGATCCGTCGCAAGGCTGGACCACGGACGACGACTGCGTGATCACCGTCGGCGGCACCGCCACGGCCACCGACTACATCGAACTGACCGAACCCTGGAGATATATCCGGGCCACGGTGCTCTCCCTGACTGCCGGCGCTGTGGCCAGTGTCGTTTTCGGGAATGAACTGAGCGGCGGTACCGGACTGCGTGCTCCGGCCTCGATCGTCCGTTCCAAGCGCGATCCCGTCACCGGGGTGATTAAAAATCCACGGCTCAGTGGATTTGTGCAGTTGCTTGAAAAGAAGGGTGTTGTCGCCAACGGTGTGTCCGATGATGCGAGTGCATTTCAAGAGGCAATCCTAGCCGCACGATCCGAATGGGGTGGGGCTTTCCCGATCCCTGCTGAAATCAGCACAATCAAGATCAATAGCGGAATTACGATTGATTCTGCGACAGACTGCTGGCAATCAGATGGTCGTCTGCTGATAGACGCATCAGGTGTAACAAGCGGCGCAGCAATTACCGTCAGCGGATCGCTTGTTAACAACGATGCCGCTGTACAGAACATGATGAATGGACTGTCGCGTATAAAAGTTATCGGCGCTGGCGGCCCAGCCGTGCCGGGTGCTGCTGGTGTGGTTGGTATTAAATTCCGTGGAACCGGTGGCAAAGCCTATTTCTACAACGTGAAAAACTGTGTTGTCGACGGTTTTGAGACGAATATAGATTTAGCCGGAAATAGCTTCGGTATTTGTTTCGACCACCTATCTTCTCGCGCCGCGATGGGCGGTACGATTGTGCGCTGCTTGGCAGGTGATGGTTCAGACTACGGTGAAAATTACCACTTCATCGGTGGATGGCTTGGAAACAGCGCCCGCGCTATTTACAACACGAATAGCGCAGCCACATTCCATCTGATGGGCGTGTCACTTGATTACTGTGATGTCATGGTCGAGATGGCAGCCGGGGCGCTGGCAGGGCTTATTTACTGCGAGACAAATCTTGATACAGATTACATGTTCAAGTGCCACACGTCGGAAACAGCCGCTATTACGCTGATGGATGGGTCAAGCCTTACATTTAACGCTGTTCATCGCACTAAGTTCGAACCGTTCTACGTGGATGCCGCAGTTAAATTTGGTGGTATCTACGCCCCCGGATTGCGGATTACCCATGGAGGCGGCTACTCCCTGCCCATGTATGGTAAGGGCGATGGCCGAATCCTATGCCCAGCGTCCCGTATGTACGTCAACGAGACAAAGCCGCCCGTATCGCAGTGGATGTCATCCGCCCGGAAGGGCAATGACGCAAATTCTCTGGCCGAGTGGACTCTAACCGGCACGACACCGCCAGCACTTGATGCATCGACTCAGCACAACGGGGCATCGACTTTCAAGCTCTCCGCCCAGGCGGGGGTGTGCCAACTTGAGCGCATCTTCCCGTGCGGCGCAGATCAGCATCCACGATTCTCTTTTTACTATCAGAAGACAGGATCAACTGCCGGTCAGGGTAAGTTGCAAGTGACCGGGGCTTGGCTTGATAGCAAGGGGACCGTCATTGGAGCGACGACGACTATTGACGACATCGATGGGAATACCGCCGGCTGGGTGATGCGTGTATCAAACATCAACGCACCACGCCCAAATGGCGCAACGCAGTATCGACTGCGGATACTCAAGTCGGCTGACGCTGGGGCTGTCGGAAATATCTGGATTTCGCAGTTTGTTGGCGGCCCGATGTAATTTCAACCCATCTTCACATGGCTTTCGCTGACCTCCTGATCCGCTCGACCCTCGGCATCGTATCGCCGAGGTATCGGACGGTCGCTGACTGGGCCGAGGTGTATCGGCGGATCATCGATACCAAGCCTATCTGCGACAAAACGAAGGCGAATCGGTGGGTCAGCGTTCGGCATATCGTGTCGTATCTCGGGCCGCGCGTCATTTCACGGGTGCTGCCGCATGAGATCGCCGAGCTGGTAAAGCGCATCCATGCCGGGCATCCGGCGCTGGCCAAGCGTGTCCTCATCGAGGCGAAGAACCTGTTCAACGAAGCGGTGATATATGGCTGGATTGACCGAAATCCGGCATTCCCACTGAAGGCTCCGCCCGTGCAGGTACAGCGCCATCGCTTGTCGCTTGAGCACTGGCGCGCCATCCATGCCTACGCACTGGCACATCAGCCACCCTGGGTGGCCAGGATGCTGGTGCTGGCGCTCGTTTCCGGGCAGCGGCGCTCTGATCTCGAGAAGATGAAGCCAGGGGATGTCTGGGACGACCACCTGCACGTACAACAGGCCAAGACCGGAATGCGCCTGGCGCTCCCCTTGGCGCTTCGTCTCGATGCCATCGGGGTCACGCTCGGCGAGGCGATCGAGGATTGTCGCAGCTATGCGGCAGGCGTCGGCTGGTTGCTGCGCAAGCACAATGGTCGTCCGGTCGGCCTGGCGTCGATGTCGGCCCGTTTCGAAGAAGCCCGCGAAGGATCCGGACTGGTCTGGTCGGGCGGATTGCCGCCCTCGTTGCACGAGTGCCGATCGCTATCGGAACGCCTGTACCGCGCCCAGGGCATCAACACGATGGTCTTGCTCGGTCATCGCCATCAGTCCATGACGGACCTCTACGACGATGCCCGCGATCTGTCGAACCCGCAGTGGAATACCCTGTCGATCGCGCCAGGCCAACAGCGAGACCAGGCATGAGCGCCGCCGAACGTGCCCAAATCCGTCGCGCCACGCTCGAAGCCCGGCGGGCGCTTGAAACGCTCGACGAAGTCGGCGCCGAAGAACTGGCCCGCCTCTACCGTCAGGCCGCCGAATCCATTCGCGCCAGCATCGCCCGCGCCGGCGGCGCCGATGGCAAGGTCGCGCTGAACGAACTGCAGGCCCTGCTGGCCCAGATCGACGGCATCATCGCGACCCTCTCTTCGACTCGCGATGGCGTCGTCGTCGCCGGACTGGCCACGGCCGCCCAGGGCGGCGCCGCTGCCGTCGTGCTCGATAGCGCCGCCGCCATGGTCATCGCCACCGAGGCCGTCGCCCTGACGCGCAACTTCATCGCGGCCGATGGCCTCAACCTCTCCGACCGCCTCTGGCGCATCGACCGCGGCGCCCGCGAAGCCATCGGCCGCGCCGTCGAACTCGCCGTCATCCAGGGCCATGGCAGCGCCCAGGCCGCCCGCGAATTCCTGGCCCGCGGCCAGCCGGTACCGGCCGAGGTTGCCGCCCGTCTCGGCGCCGCCGACAGCACCGCCCTGGGCAGCGAAGCCGCCCGCCTGATGACCGGCGAAGGCCAGGCCCTCTACCAGGCGCAGCGCGTCTTCCGGACCGAGATCAACCGCGCCCATGGCGAGGCCTACTTCGCCGGTGCCGAAAGTCACCCGGACTTTGCCGGCTTCAAGTTCCTGCTTTCCCCGGCCCATCCCCGGCACGACATCTGCGATCTCCTCGCCAGCCAGAACCTCTACGGCCTCGGTCCCGGCGTCTATCCCGATCGCGCCCAGCTTCCCTGGCCGGCCCACCCCAATACCCTGTCCTTTGTCGATATCGTCTATGCCGACGAAGTCAGCGCCGCCGACAGGGCAGGGCGCGAAACCCCGACAGCCGCCCTGGCCCGGCTATCGCCCGAGGTCCGCGAAGGCGTGCTCGGCAAGGGCAAGGCCGAGGTATTCGATGCCGGCCGACTGCGCCAGGGCATGATCCGCAGTCCGCTCAAGTCCGTCCTGCGCCGAACGCAGGCACGATAGCTCAGCCCGGGAGGCTGCGGCCTCCCCTTTTTTTACCCTGCCGATCGTCGAGAATCGGGCGCATGGACCAGCAAAATTCAGTTCGCATCGACGTCGTCGGCTCGGTCGACGGACTCAAGGGAACGGCCGGCGATGCCGAGCGCGAACTCGACCGCATGAAGAAAGCCGCGCTCGAAGCGGGCGAGGGCATGCGCGGCGCCGCCCTGGCCGGTCAGGTGCTCGAAGTGGCGGGACGGGGCGTGGCCACCATCGCGCTCACCGCTGCCGGCGGCATCGCCGCCTGGGGTGCGGCACAGATCGCCGCGACGCTATCGATCAAGGACACCGCCGACGAGGTCGGCAAGCTCTCCCAGCGCATGGGCGAATCGGTCGAGTCCGTCTCCGAGCTGCGCTACGCCTTCGGCATGGCCGGTGCCGAAACGGGCGAGATGGCCAGCCTCATGAAGTCGCTCGACAACAAGGCGCAGGACGCCGCGCGCGGCGTCGGCTCGGCCGCTGCCGCCTACAAGGCCATGGGCCTGTCGGCGACGGACAGCAACGGCAAGCTCAAGGACAACCGCCAGCTGCTCGAAGAAGTCTCCGACAAGCTCGCCGGCTACAAGGACAGCGCCGCCAAGGCCGCGCTCGTCCAGGACGCGCTCGGCTCCGGCTGGGTCAAGATGATCCCGCTCCTCAACGGTGGCGCCGCCGGCTTTCGCGACGCCGCGACCGAGGCCCGCCAGCTCGGCGTCGTCATGGATGAAAAGCTGACCAAGCAATCGGCCGAACTCAACGACAACCTCTACCGCATCCGCACGGCCGCCGAAGGCGCCCGCATCGCCCTGGGCAGCCAGTTGCTGCCTGCCGTCGTTAGTCTGTCCGAAGAGTTCGTGGTGGCCCGCCGCAATGCAGACGGATTTATAGATGCGTTTCTCCGGTATGCCGTGGCGAAATCCTTCAATTTCAAGACGACGAGCGAAAGCCTGGCTGCCGTGACGGCCGAGGCTGCCGCTATCGAAGACCGGATGAGCATCGGGCGCGGCAAGGCGGGCGACGAGGAAAAGCTGCGCCGATTGCAGCAGGAAATCGGCTACTACAGCGACCTCAACAAACTCAAGACGGCCGCGTCGCCGACGGAATCTGGCGGCACTACCGACGCCCCGACCCCCGCCCCAAAGGCGCCCCGCACCCCGCGCGGTGGCGGCGACAAGGTCACCGACTACCAGCGCCTGATCGCCACCCTCAACGAAAAAATCGCCGTCGAAACGCTCGACCTGCAGACCACCGAAAAGCTCAGCACCGCCGAGAAGGCCTTCGCCAGCTACCAGGCCGATCTCGCCTCCGGCCGTCTCAAGCTCAGCGCCGCCGAGAAAGGCGTTGCCGCCGCCTACTGGGAAACCTACCTTGCCCGCGCCAAGGCCAACGAAGCCGACAAGGCCTTCCAGACCGCCCTCGAGCAGCAGACCGAGGCCGTGCTCAAGCAACGCCAGGCCATGCAGGACAAGATCCTGAGCAGTGAGCGCGAGCTCGAACTCTTCGGCCTCACCGAAGCGCAGATCAGCGCCGTCTGGCAGTCCCGCCTCGAAGACGCCATTGCCATCGCCCGCCAGAACGGCGTCAGCGAAGAGCAGATCGCCTACCTCGAAGAAGAACTCCGCCTGCGCGGCCAGCTCACCGAGGCCCTGTCCGCCAAGGAAGGCCGCAAGTACGAGCAGGACGACCTCAACCGGCAGGGCAAGGAGATGGACGAGTTTGCCAAGTCGGCCGCCAAGAACATGCAGTCGGCCATGGCCGATTTCCTCTTCGACCCGTTTGCCGAAGGCCTCGACGGCATGGCCCAGAAATTCGGCCAGACCATCCAGCGCATGATCGCCGACGCGGCGGCCGCGCAACTGACCCGCCTGCTCTTCGGCGACCTGCTCGATGCCAAGGGCGGCGGCGGTTCGGGCGGTCTGGGCAATGGCTGGATTGGCCAGGCAGCCAACTGGGCCACCAGCTTCGACTGGGGCAGCCTGATCTCGGCCTTCGGTTTCCATGAAGGCGGCGCCGTTCAGCCGGGCCAGCAGACCTTCAACCGCCTGGTGCCGTCATCGGCCTTTGCCAATGCCCGGCGCTACCACGCCGGCGGCTTTGCCGGCGACGAAGTGCCGGCCATCCTCAAGAAGGGGGAGCGCGTCCTGACCCCGGAGCAGCAGATGCGCGCCGCCGGCGCCATGACCCTGAACCAGACCATCTACGCCGACGGCAACACCGACAAGGCCCAGGTCCGCCGCAGTGCCGCCGCCGGAGCCCGCGCCGCCCTGTCGGCCGTCAATGGAGCCCAGCGCTATGCCTGATTTTCTCGAAGAGCGCCTGTCGGCCCCGATCAAGTACGGCAGCTCCTGGGGCGACGAATACACCGTCGATATCGTCGAGACCAGCGGCGGACAGGAATATCCGTCGCTCGTCCATCCCTTCCCGCGCCGCCGCTTCGATGTCTCCTACCTGCTCGAAAACGACCGGATCTATACCGAACTCTGCGGCCTCTATCACCGCGCGCACGGCAAGTTCGGCGCCTTCCGCATTCGCTGCGAGGACGAGTATTCCAGCAACGGTCGCATCGGCGTGCCGACCGCCTTCGACCAGCCGATGGGGTTGGTCTCGGCCGGGCTCTATCAGTTGTGCAAAACCTACGGCACCGACAAGCCGGCTGGCGCCACCGGCTATCCCTACCGCACCATCCACAAGCCGGTCGCCGGCACCATCAAGGTGGCCATCGGCCCCACCGAGATCCGCAGCGCCGACTGGTCGGTCGTCACCACCACCGGCCGCGTCACCTTCGCCGCCGACCAGGGCGCGACCATTACCGCCATCAGCAAGGCGTCCTCGGCGGTCATCAGCCTGGCAACGAACCCCTACGTTGTCGGTCAGTCGATCCATCTGAGCGCGGTGCTCGGCATGACCGAGATCAACGGTCGGCGCGCCCTGATCACGGCCGTCTCCGGCCTCAATGTCACCGTCGCGATCAACTCAACGGCATTCGGAACCTACACCTCGGGCGGCGTCACCCATACCCGGCCGCAGACCGGCGAGGCCGTCACCGCGGGCTTCGAGTTCGATTTCCCCGTGCGCTTCAATTCCTCGTTGCCGGTCGGCCAGGACTACCCGGCCCTGCGCGCCGTCGATGGCGTCGAGCTGATCGAGCGCCTCAACCCATGAAACCGCAGGTCGCCCCTTACGAGACATCGGTCAAGTGCCTGCGCATCGTCTGCCGCAATGGCCTGACCGTTCGCGTCACCCGTTACCCGGTCGACCTGGTCATGAGCAATGGCCAGATCTATCAGTCCGGATCGGGCTACGATTTCACGGGCTATCAGGCCACGACCTCGCTGTCGCCCTCGGCCATCGACCTCGAAGGCATCCTCGGTTTCGCCGGCGTGACGCGCGATGCGCTGCAGTCCGGCGTCTTCGACGGCGCCCGCGGCTACCTCTTCGCCTGCGATTTCCGCGCCCCGGTCGAGGACTACGAACCCATCGTCTGCAGCGTCTTCGGCAAGGCCACCCTGAACGATGACCGCTACACCGTCGAGGAAATGGCCCTCATCGACGCCCTCAACCAGTCGGTCGGCAAGGTCTACGCGCCAGGCTGCCAGAAGGTCTTCGGCGGCCAGGAATACGCCGGCTGCAAGGTCGCGCTCGGCCCGCTGACGCTGACCGGAACGCTGACGGCGGTCTCCGGCGCCGACAGCTTTACCGATACGGCGCGCGGCGAGCCTGCCGACTATTTCGCCCTCGGCACGGTGCGCTTCCTGTCCGGTCAGAACGCCGGGCTCAAGGCGCAGGAGATCAAGTCCTTCGCCGCCGGCATCATCCAGACCTTCGAACCCTTCTACTTCACGCCGGCCGTGGGCGACACCTACGAGATCGTCCCGGGCTGCCGCAAGTCGCTGTCCGCCTGCAGCGATAAATGGAACAACGTCGTCAATTTTGGCGGCTTCCCGACCATGCCGACCCAATCCGTTTACAACGCCCGGGGGACCAAATGACGCCGGATGCCATCGTCACTGCCGCCCGCGCGCTGGTCGGCACCCCCTTCGTGCACCAGGGTCGCCTGCCGGGCATCGCCCTCGACTGCGCTGGCCTCGTCATTGCCGTCGCCCGCTGCTTTGGGCTGGATCCGATCGACGTCCCCGGTTACGGTCGATCGCCTCACCGGGGCCTGCTCGAAGCCACTGTCGCCGGGCAGGATTGCCTCAGCGAAATCCGCCTGGACCAGGCCACGGCCGGCGACATCCTGGTCATGCGCTTCGCCCGCGAACCCCAGCACCTCGCCATCCATGCCGGCGACACCCTCATTCACAGCTATGAAGCCGTCGGTCAGGCCTGCGAGCACGCGCTGACGGACATCTGGCGCACTCGCATTGTGCGGGCCTTCCGCTTTCGGGGCCTGTCCGCATGAGCAGCAACTCGAGCACTGGCCAAATCCTCGGCACCATCGTTGGCGCCGTTATCGGGTATTTCATCCCGGGGAGTTATGTCGCAATCGGTGCGGCCCTGGGCGGCGCTATCGGTGGCGCGCTCGATCCCCCCAAAGGGCCTCAGATCGTTGGCCCGCGCCTGTCCGACCTCTCGCAGCAGGGCACCGGCTACGGCTCGGCCATTCCGCGCGTGTATGGCTCGGTGGCGCTGCTCGGCAATATCTTCTGGATCGAGAACAACCAGCTCAAGGAGGTCAGCAAGACCAAGCGTTCGGGCGGCAAGGGCGGCGGGGGCGGCAGTTCGCAGACCACCTATGCCTACTACGCGACGTTTGCCCTTGGTCTCTGCGAAGGCCCCATTGCCGGCATCCGCCGGATCTGGGTCAACGGCAACCTGATCTACGATGCGGGGGCCGGCGACATCGAGACCATCATGGCCTCCAACAAGGCCGCCTCGGGATTCACGCTTTATACCGGCACCGAGTCACAGATGCCGGATCCCCGGATGCAGGCGACGCTGGGCGTCGCCAACACGCCGGCGTATCGCGGTCTGGCCTATCTCGTCTTCGAGGACTTCGCCCTCAAGGACTACGGCAACACCTTGATGGGGTCGCAGATCAAGGTGGAGGTATTGAGCTCACTCTCGACCTCGATCCTGTCGCAGACCGTCAGTTGTGCCTACACGCAACCCCACAGCACGCCCGCATTTTCAGCGCAGCCGGTCTACGTCGGACTCGATAACGTGACCATTGGCGTGCCGCAGTGGGACAGCGCCTATCCGGCCACCTCATCCTGTCCCCTGTTCGACGTCTATCCGAACGGCGTCATCGTCAACGAACTCGCGCCGAGTTGCCCAGGCACCCAGGTCATGCCGAATCAGCAGCTGAGCAAGGGTAAATTCCTTTACTCCGGGCTGCAGGTCTTCACCGCCTGGACCTTCGATGGGCCGCATGGGTTCATCGCCGAGGCCGAAGGCCTATATGCCGGCATCTCCAACCTCGATGCCGGTATTTATATATCGCAGGGGTCGCCGGGAACCCAGATCAAGATTCCCCTGGGTACAGGGGATTGCGCAATCACCACCGATGGGGAATTCATCTGGGTGGTGGGCACGACCCAAAGCCGAAAGTTCGACAAGTACCTGCAGCTCCTGCAGACGGGCGTTGGGCTGGGCGGCATGGCGATGGGGTCGTCGCGCCTCTGGTTCGACCCCGCCTCGGGCGCGCTGTACTGCATTCCGGACGGTCTCGGCATCGACGTCTATCGATTCGCGCCCGACCTCTCATCGGTGGCCTTGTTTGCCGGCGGGCTATCGATGCCGGGCGATACCTATTACAACCTGGGATTGTTCGTTTACAACGACATCATCATCATCGCCAAGCCAGGCAGTGCCAGCAGCGGTAAAACGGCCACCATCGGCTACTTCGTGCGCAATGCCGTGACGCAGACCTCGGTATCGCTCGGTTCGATCGTCGCCGCCGAAATCCAGAAATCCGGGCTGCTCTCCCTGTCCGACATCGATACCTCGACCCTGACCGACCCTGTTCGCGGCTACCGCCTGTCGCAGGTTGCCGCGCTCCGGGCCGGCATCGAACCGCTGCAGGGTGCCTGGCCGTTTGATGTGTTCCAGTCGGGCTACGCCATTCGCTTCAAGCGCCGCGGCACGGGCGGCAGTGTCGCCACCCTCGATGCGACCCTGTTCGACGCCCGCGATGCCGGTGATCAGCCCGGCGTCGGCCTCTCCCAGTCGCGGGAGATGGATACCCAGCTCCCCTGGCGCGTCGAAATCAACCATATCGACTTCACCCGGGAATACGACGTCAATACGCAGTACGCCGAACGCCTGAACACGGCCTCCATCCACCTCAACAAGATCGACATGGCGGTCGTCATGACCCCCGACGAGGCCGCGCAGAAAGCCGAGATCCTGCTCTATCTCTACTGGCTGGAACGGCATGACCTGGCCTTCAAGCTGCCCCCGTCCTACGCCTACCTTGAGCCGGCCGACATCATTACCGTCACGGTTCCTTCGGGCGTCTATACCCTGCGGCTGACCCAGATCCAGTACAACCCGAATGGCGTCCTCGAATGCCAGGCCAAGTTCCACCGCGCGGCGGTCTATACGAGCACGGCGCTCGGCGTGACGTCGGGCGCGCAGCCGCCGACCACCATTGCCTACCCCGGTCCGCTGGTGCTTGAACTGCTCGACATTCCGCTGCTCAAACCCGCCTACGACGATCCCGGGCTGCATGTCGCCCTGTGCGCGGCCAATGGCTCGTGGGCGGGCGCCTCGCTCTGGAAGTCGATCGATGGCGGCCAGACCTGGGACCCGAGCAATGCCTTCATCGAGTCCGGCTGCATCGGTTTCGCCAAGAACGCGCTGGGCACCCCGGCCTATTTCGGCCTGATGGACAAAAGCAGCGTGCTCGGTGTCCGTCTGTTCGGCGGCGCGTTGTCCAGCGTCTCCCAGATTCAGTTGCTGGCCGGCGCCAATCATTTTGCTTACGGCGCCGATGGTCGCTGGGAAATCGTCGCGGCCCAGACCTGTGTGTTGCAAGGCGACGGCAGCTACTGGCTCTCCGATTTCCTGCGTGGTCGCTTCGGCACGGAAGCGGCGGCCAGCCGTCACGTCGCCGGTGACCGCATCGTGGCCCTCAGTGAAGACCAGGTGCAGATCGCTGCCCTGTCCAGTGCGCACATTGGCGCGCTGCTCGCTTATCGCGCCGTCGTCACCGGAGACGACGTCATGGCCGCCTCGACCCGTGAATTCAAGTACACCGGCGTTAACCTCAAGCCGCTGTCGCCGGTCTATCTCGCCGGATCGGTCACGCCCGGGACCAACGACTGGGCCATCACCTGGGTCCGCCGTACCCGCCTCAATGGCGAATGGTCCGACGGCGTCGACGCCGGCCTCGGGGAAGCCAGCGAGTCCTACGATGTCGAGATTTACAGCGACATCACCTATCAGACGCTCAAGCGCACATTCAGCGGTCTTTCCAGCGCGGCCTGCACCTATACCTCGGCCCAGCAGGTCGCCGATTTCGGCGCCAATCAAACTCAGCTCTACCTCAAGGTCTACCAGAACAGCGCCATGGTCGGTCGCGGCACGCCATTGGCCCGGCTGCTGCCCTTCACCGATGGCACGATCATCCTGCTGCACTGCGAAGGAAAAAACGGCGCCAACGTCTTCAAGGACGAGATGGGCAAGAGCATCACGCCCGGCGGCACGGTCAATACGGCCGACGATGTCGCGCCCGCCTTCGGCAAGACGGCCGCCAAGTTCGACGGCGCCGGCTACCTGATCTGGCCATCCGGACTGCCATCGCTCAACGACTTCACGCTAGAATGGCGGCATTACGGCAGCCTGGCCTGGTGTATCTGGTCGATCGATGCCAACAATTACCTCTACAACAATCAACTCGTCCTCAACGGCGTCGGCATGGCCAGCATGAGCTGGTCGAACGGATCGAACTGGTGTCATGTCGCCATTGTCCGGCTCGCCGGTGTCCTCACCGTCTACAAGGACGGCGCTGTCGTCTATCAGACCAATCACGCCCCGTCCGTCAATTTTTCGAGCCTCTACTGGGGCATGTACAAGCCCAATAACAACCTCTTCATGACAGCCCGCCTGGATGAAATCAGGCTCACCAACTGGGCACGCTATACGGGCCCGTTCTCATCACCGAACAGCGAATTCACCATTCAGCAAGGAGCCTGGTAATGGCCAACAGTGCAACCCATATCGACGGCATCGTCCAGTCGCAGGCAGGCAAGGAGATCGTCGCCAACGCCTTCTTCGATGCCGCCAGTCCTGCGACACTGGGGGGGCGCCGGCAATCGACCACGTCGGGTCTAACCTGGGGTTACTACGGCGGATATCTGTTCATCAACGGTACGCCGACCTTCATTAATAACGGCACGCTGGCATTGACGGCCAGCGCCACCAACTACATCGAACTGGACCCGGCGACCGGTACCGTCTCGAAAAACACGACTGGCTTCACGGCCGGTCGAATCCCGCTCTACACGGCGGTGACCAGCACAGTGGCCGTTACGGCCTACACCGACTATCGCCTCTCCGCATGCCAGCCCTTCGGCCGGCTGGCCAAGGCCATGAGCGATGCCAACGCCACGCTGAACCAGGCCGAGGCCATGAACAATGTCCTCGAATTCACCGGCACGCTCACCGCTGCCCGAAACATCGTCCTGCCGCTTGTCCCCCGGCAATACACCGTCTTCAACAATACAACCGGCGGCTTCGGCCTGCAGTTCATCGGCGCCAGCGGCACCGGCATCACCGTCGCCGCCGGCAAGCGCGCCATCATCTACGCCGACGGCACCAACGTCGTGCGGGTGACGGCGGACACCTGATCAATCACTGGGAGAGCATCATGGGAAACGTCATTCGCTTCAATGCCAGTCATCCGCGCCGCGCGGTCGCCTTGCCCGTTGCCCTCACCGAAGCCTGGGCCGCTTACTGCTTTGAATGTTCTGCTGCATGGTGGCGCTGGGTGCTGACTGGGCGCTGATGGGTGACCTGCGTAGGGGATATCCCCTACGCAGGTACCCATTCAACCCACGAAATAACGGACCTGCGTAGATGAATTCATCTATGCAGGTACCCTTTTTAGCCGTAAAAAATAGACCCTGTATCTTCCGAGAAGTTAGGTCTTAACGGATCACCATTTCAGATAGCAGATCAATGATCAGCTTTTGCTGATTCGGTGTCGCTCGTCGAAAGAGGCGTGCTAATTCGCGCTCACGAACAGTTTGGTCATCATCAATAACCCGTCTCTGTTTTTCAGTTGGGAAAGCTCTCGCGACGGCTTCTGAATTCAGCAGAAACTCCTCTGAATTTGCGTTTAATTTCGACTTATTTGCCATCTTTGATAATGGCCGCGATGGCGGCTAATTTGTAGCGGGTTTGCTCATCAAGCGACTCCATGAGTAGTCGCCCATCTCGCTGATGATCCGTCTCTTCACGAACGGAAATATTTACCCCTTCAGCTCTAGCCACGATTTCGCATACCTTTACATCGAGCGCCCCCGCAATTTTCACGAGAGCCTCAAGGCTCGGAGTGATCTCTCCTGACTCATATCGGCAGACGGCCGACTTGCTCATGCCGATGCTTTTAGCGAGCGCCGCCGGCTTGATATGTCGGTCTTCGCGCAATTGCTCAATCGCTTTTCCTATCTCCATCGTTGCTTATTAAACAACTTTTAAAAAACTGTTGACTGAAAGTTCCTTCACGGTCAACAATTGTTCAAACGTTGATTCAGAGGCAACTATGACGAATGTAAAGCAAGCGCGGAAACAGAAGAAGTTGACGGTGTATGACGTGGCCGAACACGTCGGTATCACCGCCGGTGCTGTTTCACGTATCGAGCGCGGACTCCTCGGAATTAGTCCCAGCAACGCGAAAAAGATGGCAGATCTTCTCGATCTGAAACTTGAACAGGTTCTTTTCCCTGAGGAGATATCAGCATGAGCAAGATGATTTCGATGGTCTTGAATTTTGGTGGCGTTGCCCTGCCCATCATTGATGGTGAAGACGGCTTTCAGCGGGTTCCGCTGAAGCCGATTTGCGAGGTGGTTGGTGTCGATTGGTCCCGTCAACACAAGAAGATTCAGGTTCCGTATTTGGCGCGTCGGCTGGGTATCTGCGTAGAACAGATGTTCTATGCAGGTCAGTCTCGGGAGATGGTTTTGATACGTCTGGATCGCGTCGAGGCGTTCCTTAATTCCTTGAATCCGGAATTGATTCGAGCGACAGGAAATATTGACTCTGCCGACTGGCTTGAAGCCAAGCATGCCGAGTGGGATGACCTGCTGCATGCCTACGAACTGGGGCGCGGCGACATGTTCAAGGAACGCAGCTCCAAGCACACGGCGATCAGGGCCTTCCTTTCTGCCGTCAAGGAAAAACGGAATACCGCCGATCCGCTCGATCGTCAGGCGCTGACTTCCATTCTTGCTGGGCTGGCTGGCGATCTGAACATTCCCTATCAACTGGATTTGACCGGTACGGACTAGATATTCGGCCCCTCCGCCGTTGCGAGCGGAAGAGGGGCACTGGTCGGCGGGCCAACCTACTGCATGTCGCAATGCCAGTATGGTTTTCGGCCCCCGGATTCGATAGTAGATAGACGGGGTATCTCCACATGGATGTCCATGACGCTGCCTACCGGGTAGCCCACGATTACCAGCCGCCGCAGGGCGCGGTCGCCCTGGCCAGGAAGATGGGGCGCAATCCCGGCACCTTCCTCAACCAGCTCAACCCGGCACAGGAAACCGCCAAGCTCGGCCTCGGCGACGCCGTCGCCATGAGCATCGCCGCCGACGACTACCGCATCCTGCACGCCTTCGCCGACAGCTGCGGCTTCGTCGCCTTCCCGAAGCCCGACCTCTCCCGCATCTCGGACGCCTCGCTGCTCGAAATGATCCTCAAGCGCGACCGCGCCGAAGGCGAGTTCGCCGAGGTGCTGGCCCGCGCCCTCGACAACGGCGATGTCAGTGCCGGCGAGTTCGTCCTTATCGAGAAGGAAGCCTACGAATCCGCCGCCGCCACGCTCGAGCTCGTCGAACGCATCAAGGGCCTGCGCCGTGGCGACTAAGCGCGCCGCCCCGGTCGACGTTCGCCGCCTGGTGATCCGCGACAACGTGCCGGACGGCATGACCGTAACCCTCGCCGGCATCGCCCCGGCCCGCAGCTTCGCCGCACTCTTTCGCGACGAACTGCAGGCGCGCGGTATCGGCATCGCCCGGGAGGATAAGCGTGGCCGCAAGAGACTGGATTGAAGCGACGGTATTCGCCGCTGTGATGTTGGGCCTGGGAGCAGCCCTCGATGCCCCCGAAACTGTAAGGAGTGAGAGAGATGAGTAAGAACCGGTGTTTGACCAACCACGAGGAAGCGACCCTGCGCCGCTTCTTCAAGAATCGGGGCGACTGGCAGGCGAAGCGCGACTGGGCGATCATCCGCGCCCTGCTGACGACGGGCATGCGGATCGCCGAATTCCTGAGCCTGTCGGTCGGCGAGGCGAAAACGGCATTCCGCCTTGGGTATTTATTCGTACCAGCCACTAGGCGCAAGGGCGAGGCCTGCGACCTCACCGTCCATCTCGTCGGCGCCGCCGCCCAGGCCTTCCATGACCTGCTGGCCCTGCGTCAGCCCGCCCTCGACGACTCGCCGCTGATCGTCGGCCGGCGCGGCGAACGCCTCGGCATCCGCGCCTTCCAGCTTGCCCTCAAGCAGTGGGCCGATCAGGCCGGCATCGATCCCGGCCTCTCCCCGCACTGGTGCCGCCATGCCTTTGCCGCCGCCATCGTCGAATCCTCGTCCTCCGAGAACCCGACCTTCGTCCTCGCCCGCCTCAGCCGCCTGCTCGGCCACACCGACCCGCGCTCCTGCCTGCGCTACCTGACCATGAGCCGCAACAGCGCCAGCGGCGGCGGCGCCGAACTCGTCGAACGCGCCTTCCCGCTGCAGGGCATCCGCATGACCCCGGCCCGCATCAAGCGTGCCTACGAGGGGAGGGCCGCAGCATGAAAGAACTGAATACCGCACCGGGAGCCGTGCCCTGCATGGTTTGCGATCTGGTCAGGCAATACGACGAACTGCCGCGTCGTGATCAGGATGGCGTTGCTGGTAATGCACTCCGTGACAAGGTCAGAACGATTGGTCGCGTTGCGGCCTACTTCGGCGGATTCGATGCGATGAAGAAGCTGCACGATGCAGCCGAAGACGCCGTAGGGAACGACAACAGCGTTGGTTATTGGCTGAACCAGTTCTGGGACGGCATCGGCGGATGGTGGGCGTGATGAAAGTCCGCGACCTTATCGTCCAACTGCAGCAGCAGTCCGCCAACGCCACGCCCTACGTCCAGGTCACCGACCCGGAAACCGGACTGCCCTTCCTCGTTGCCGTCACCGGCCTTGCCCCAGCCGCATCGCCGGCCTACGGCTCGGCCGTCATCATCGAACTGGAGGACTGACCATGCCTGAATCCGTCAATCACCTCACCCCGGCGCAGATCGCCGCCCACGTCCGCAACCTGCAAGCCATCGGCGACCGCCTCGAAGCCGCCGGCGATCCGGACTGGCTGCCCATCGCCCATGCCGCCATGCTGCTCGCCGGCCTGCAACATCAATTCGTCGAGGTGCGCCATGGCCACCACTAAAACCCCCTCCCGGGCCGCGCTGCGCCGCCGTCAGGCCCGTCCGCCGATGACCTGGCGCCAGCGCGAAAGCATCTTCATCCGCCTGGGCTATCGGGCGTTGGCCATCGGCTACAACAAGGCCCATCTGGGCGCTCGCTGGTTGCTCCACTTCGGCGCCAAGGCCGAATACTTCTTTCACCTCGCCCTGGAGGAGTGGCGCCATGCGCAAGAGAGTTAGGATCCCCAAGCCGGTATCCGTGCCGATGCTGATCAACCGGGGGCTGCGCAATGCCGACCTCGAACTGCGCGAGCGCATGTTCGTTGAGGCGATGGCCGGCGGCTGGGCAACGACCGAACATTTCGACAACCTCGCCGACATGCGCGACTGCCTATTGCTGGCCGCCGCCCATAAGGACGACCAGCCGATCATCGACATGTGCAAGGCCGTCGGCATCACCCTGCGCAACATTCGCGACCGCTACCAGCGCTGCCAGCGAATGGGAGCCGCCGCTGACGAGCTGACCACACTGCGCCTCTTCATCGATGTCTATCGCGACTTCTGGTTGCGCCAGCCGGTCAGCTTCTATGAAAGCGCCTGCGAAGCCCTTGGCCGTGCCCGTAGCATGGGCTCAACGGCCTGCGCGGTGGAGGTGGCCCGATGACCGCCCTGGCCCTCTTCGCCGCCACCTTCTTCCTGGTCCTCTTCCTCGGCCTGCAGAGCCTCAACGTCAACGGCGGCCACAAGCTGATGGCGGCCGTCACCAGCTTCGGCATCAGCAGCGCCAACATCATCGTCCTCAAGACCATGCCCGGCCCCACCGGCTGGCTCGAAGTCGCCGCCTACTGCCTCGGCGGGCCGGTCGGCATCCTCGTCTCCATGGCCATCCACCCGTGGATGGTCCGCAAGTTCGGGAGAAAGTCATGACCAACGCCGACCTCATTGCCCGCCTGCAAGAGTTCCCGCCTTACCAGACGGCTTACATCGAAGTGCAGACCGAAACCGACCGGACCTGGTGCCCGATCCTCGCCATCGAGCCGCACAACATTCCCCGCGAAGGCAACGTCATCAACATCATCCCGATGGTGAAATAAATGGAATCGATCCCAACCAAACAATACTCGGCCATGCTTTACGCGCTGGCCAAGGAGATGCGCGACGAGGAAGGCTGTGTCACCGAGTCTGATGAGCTAGTTGAACAAGCAGCCGAGCGACTAGACACGCAAACCGTGACCATCAACGTGCTGACGAAGCAGCGCACCGAACTGCTGCAGGCTTTCAACCAAGCAATGTCGAAAGTTGAGTCAGCGATTTCCAGCCATCCGAATGCCGTCCGCTATCTTCTGGACGAAGCACTTGAAATCTGGGGCTCGGCGACTGCATCCATGCAAAAAGGCGGTGAAGCATGACCGCCCGCGACACCTTCCTCCGCAACCCAACCGACCTTCGCGAGATCCGCCACTTCCACCTCTTCGGCGCCATCGGTGGCGGCGCCAAGGGCTTCATGTTCGGCAAGGCCCGCGTCGGCAACCTGGTCGCCCGGCCGCGCTGCATCGGTTCGGTCGATGTCGATCCGGCCGCCAACCGCGACTTCAAGCGCCTGGTCGGCGTCGAGGCCACCACGCTCGACATGTTCGACCGCTCGCAGTACATCGCCTTCCACGGCACCGAACCGCCGGCCGGCTGGCGCGAGGCCACGCCGGAGGACATCCGCAAGGCCGCCGGCTACGAATACCCGCACATCGTCTTCCTCTCGGCGCCGTGCAAGGGCTTCTCCGGCCTGCTCAACGAGACGCGCAGCAAGACCGACAAATACCAGGCGCTCAACCGCCTGACCCTGCGCGGCGTCTGGCTGATGCTCGAAGCCTTCAAGGACGAGCTTCCCGAGCTGATCGTCTTCGAGAACGTGCCCCGCATCGCCACCCGCGGCCGCCACCTGCTCGACCAGATCAACGGCCTGCTGCGCGCCTATGGCTACGCCGTGGCCGAGACGACGCACGACTGCGGCGAACTGGGCGGCCTGGCCCAGAGCCGCAAGCGCTTCCTGCTCGTCGCCCGCCACGCCGCCAAGGTGCCGCCCTTCCTCTACGAACCGCCGATGAAGCGCCTGCAGGCCGTCGGTACCGTGCTCGACCGCATGCCGCTGCCCGGCGACCCGGCCGCCGGCCCGATGCACCGCGTGCCGAACCTGCAGTGGAAGACCTGGGTCCGCCTGGCCTTCGTCGAGGCCGGCAGCGACTGGCGCAGCCTGAACCGGCTGGCGGTGGAGGATGGGTATCTGCGGGATTTCCTGATCGTTCCGGAGTACCACCGCGGCTTCCTCGGCGTGAACAACTGGAACGAGCCAGCCGGTACCGTCGCCGGACACAGCCGGGCGACCAACGGCAACTTCTCGATCGCCGACCCGCGCTTCCCAGCCGGTGGCGAGTATGGCCAGCTCGGCGTCCGTGCCTGGAACGAATCGACCGGCACCGTCACCGGCCAGCGCTCGCCGATCCAGGGCGCCTTCTCGGTGGCCGACCCGCGCCACACCGGCCCGGCCAAGCACAGCAACGAATTCCGCATCGTCCCATTCGACCGCGCCGCCATGGCCGTCACCAGCGCCCACGGCAGCGGCCAGTGCGTCGCCGATCCGCGCCGCGCTGGCCAAGGCTTCGGCAAATACATGGTCACCGGCTACGAGGAGGCCGCCGGTACCGTGATTTCCGGCAGCACCACCGGCCAGGGCGCCTACGCCGTCGCCGACCCGCGCCCCAACGGCATCCCGCAACCCGGCGACCACTACCAGACCGGCGGCCACTACGGCGTTCTGCGTATAGCCGACACAGCCGGCGCCGTCGCCTCGGCCGCCTGCCACGACAACGGCCGCTGGTCCGTCGCCGATCCGCGCATGCCGGAAGCCACCGACAAGCTGGTCGCCGTCATCCGCGCCCTCGACGGCACCTGGCACCGCCCCTTCACCACGCTGGAACTCGCCGCCCTGCAGAGCCTCGTCGATCCGGAAGAAGCCATCGAGCTCGACGGCCTCAACGACAGCGACTGGCGCGAACGCATCGGCAACGCCGTCCCCCCCGCCGCCGCCGAAGCCATCGCCAGCACCATGTACCAGACCCTGCTCCTCGCCTGGTCGGGCGAAACCTTCCTGCTGTCCTCGATGCCGATCTGGGTGCAGCCGGTGGCCGTGGCGCTGTCTGTGGCGCAGGGAGGTGCGGCATGAGCCTCATCGGCCTGAAACAAGCCATCGCCGAGGCCACGGCATTGGCCGGTGGCAATCTATGTGCGGCCGGGCATGACTGGATTTCCGATGGAGGCCGGTCATGCCCGAAGGACGGAATCGGGAAGAACGCTGTAGGGCCATATGGCGGGTGCAGCCAAACGGTCTATCGCTGCTCACGGTGTGGCGACTATGACTACGGCGACAAGGGAGGCCCGGCATACGACGAGTGCTTAAACGGCTGCAGCTATCACCCGGAAGGAGGTGCAGCATGATCCCCGCCCTCTCCATCCGCCAGCCCTGGGCCTGGCTGATCCTCAACGCCGGCAAGGACATCGAAAACCGCGACTGGCATACCAACTTCCGTGGGCGTGTCCTGATTCACTCATCGAAGACGTGCACCAAGCGCGAATATGAAGAGGCAATGTATTTCATGACAGACCGCCACATCCTCCAAGGTATCGGGATGAACATCCCATCGATCACCGGAATGGATCGCGGCGGCATTGTCGGCTCAGCCGAGATCGTTGATTGCGTCACCGCCTCTGACTATCCCTGGTTCGTCGGCCAGTACGGCTTCGTCCTGCGCAACCCGAAGCCGCTGCCCTTCACCCCATGGAAGGGCCGGCTCGGCTTCTTCAATGTTCCTGAAAGCGCGCTCACTGGAGGCTCATTGTGAAGGTGAATCTCAGCGGGGTATCCCTGCCTCAAGGGCTAGAACCGAAGATCGGAAACCTGTACGCCGGCAAAGGAGGCCGCTCGGCTCCGGCCTATTGGCTTGTCATCGCGCGGACACCGTCGAAGGGATGCGTCCTCCTCGGCCTGGACTCTTCCGGCGACGTGGTCAGCTCGGCGAATTACAACAGCTACGCGATGAAGGACCGGCTGCTGCTCGGTGTAGTTACCGGAATCGACGAGCTGTCATTCGAGATCCAGGAATTGTCTGGCGGTGCAGCATGACCCACCCCGCCTTCATCCGCCTCCCCCTCGAAACGCTGCTCGCCTTCTCCCATGATGCGCGGGTCTATCGCTCGTTCGACCACCTGATCCTGCCCGGGATTGGATCCTTGCTCCTCGTGCCCGTCTGGATGGCTGTCGGCGATCTGACCAAGGTCGTCGATGGCTGCCCGGTGTCCTGGGAGGAGGTCTGCGATGTGCTCGATGCGCCGGCCGATGCCGTATCGGTCAGCGATCCCGACATCGTTCCCGCGCCGCTGCGCCAGTTGGCTGGTGACGACTGGATCGTGGAAGTGTTTCGTCTGGCGCTGCGCAAGAAAAAGACGCGGCGCTTCGTGCATACATCGGGCATTCGCTTTGCCGATATCTGAGCCGTCACATGACAACCGACAACCGAATTTTCGCCGAGGTGAAGGATGCCTGCTCCCTCGTCGATTACATAGAGTCCAAGAGTTCCGGCCAGGCCGTGAAATCTGGCGCGACAACCTTCATCAACCCGTCGCCCTGCTGCAATCACAACGATGCCTTCAGCGTCCGCACCAAGGACGGCGTCCAGACCTGGAAATGCTATTCCTGCGGCGCGCCTTCCGCGCTCAAGAGCGGCGACGTCTTCCACTTCGCCGAACAGATCCTCGGCATGGCCAAGGGCGAGGCGCTCAAGGACATCGCCAGCTTTGCCGGCGTGACGTTGCCCGAGCGTGACAAGCCGGCCCCCGAACCCCGCGCCGAGAAGAGCAAGGCCGAATACATCGCCGAAATCTGCCAGTCTGCCCCGCTGCGCGGCGTCGAATGGCTGGTCTCCGAGCGCGGCATCGATCCCGAGGTGGCGCAGCGCGCCGCTCAGAAGGGCGCCGTCGGCTTCAATGACTACCGCTCGCCGCGCATCGACCCCGGCGAAAAGCTGCATGGCGGCCCGGCCTGCGCCTTCATCGTCCGCTCGCTGAACCCGGGCCACGTCATGGCCGTCGACCTGCGCTATTTCGACGTCGCGCTCAACGGCGGCATCAAGACCACCTGCCAGGGCGAAAAGTACGGCTATGGCTGGACCAGCGACATCAAGCGCCTGCACGCCGCCGAGACGGTCTATGTCACCGAAAGCCCGATCAACGCGCTGTCGATCGAGTCGGCCCGCATGCCGGGCCGGACCGCCGCCTTCGCGCTGCGCGGCACGACCAATGCGCCGCTGATCAACTGGGATTGGGCGCGCGGCAAGCAGATCATCATCGTCCCCGACAACGACGAGCCGAACGAGGATCCGAAATCGTCTGACTTCGGCTACTGCGCCGGCCTCAAGGCCGCCTGGGCGCTGCACGAGAAGCTGGTGGCGCTCGACATCTCGGCCGTGATGGTCGATTTCAGCGATTGGGACTGCAACGACGTCAACGACCTGCTCAAGGCCGAAGGCCCGGAGAAGCTGCGCCGCGCCCTGTGGCGGCTCGAACAGTGGGCCATCCCCGGCATGCCCGGCCATGGCCGCGACAACGACCTCTTCGCGCCCAAGGGAAAGCGCCGGATCTTCCTGCCCTATCACCACGACAACCTCTACTGGCGCTTTCGCGTCCGGCCGGATTTCACCTCCTACGTCGACAAGGTCGAGGAAGACAAGGAAGGCGATAACGTGGCGCCGCGCCTCTCGATGCGCGAACTGGCCGGCTTTCGCATCGCCGCCGTCTCGCGCGTCAGCATCCAGGGAGCCACATCGACCATGACCGGCGATCCGGACACCATGCCGAAGACGCTGTTTTCCGTCTCGGTGCAGACCACACGCCACGGCGCGACGCTGATCCGCAAGGTGGTCGATGACGAAAAGCTGCACAACATCGACGTCTGGAAGAAGTTCGGCCCGGTCTGGGATCAGTCCAAGTTCAGCCGCCTGGTCAATATCTTCGAGAACGCCGCCCACATCGGCGCCCGCCACGCCGCCAACTTCATCGGCCTGTGCTGGCGCGAAGGCAAGCTCGTCGTCAATGAAGGGCCGGACACCTATTTCCAGAATCCGGAGCAGCAGTGCCCGTACCACAACATGACATTCCCGACCGGCAGCAAGCACGACGCCCGGCGGGTCATCGAAGGCTTCGGCAAGACCTTCGGCCGCAGCGCGGCGGGCCAGTTGCTGATCTGGAGCCTCGGCGGCCACCTCAAGGCGCTGATCGGCTTCTGGCCGCACCTGGTGCTCCAGGCCAACAAGGGCATGGGCAAATCGACGCTGATCAAGAAGCTCGAGCGCGCCATCGCCTTCACTATGTTCTCCGGACAGTCGCTGCAGACTGAATTCCGCCTGCTCACCAGCGTCTCCCACACCTCGCACCCGGTCGGCTGGGAAGAACTCTCGGCCCGCCGTCAGGACGTCATCGACAAGGCCGTTGCCATCCTCCAGGAAAACTACCAATACACCCTGAACCGCCGCGGTTCGGACATGCTGGAATTCCTGCTCTCCGCCCCGGTGCTGCTCGCCGGCGAGGATGTCCCGGTCAAGAGCCTGACCGGCAAGATCGTCCGCGCCTCCCTCAAGGAAAAAGGCCCGCTGCTCCCCGACGACCTGCCGCGCTTCCCGGTGCGCCAGTGGCTGGAGTTCCTCAGCAAGATGACCCCCAAGCAGGTCCGCGCCCTCTTCGAACGCTGCCGCGATGCCTGCCTCAAGGCCTCGCGCGCCTCGGGCGAGGACGACGGCGCCAACCGGATGGCCAATAACTACGCCGCCGTGCTGACGGCCTGGTGCCTGATCTGCGACTTCGCCGACCTCGACCCCAAGGACGGCCCGTTCATCAACGACCTGCTGTCCGAGATGAACGCCCACATCAGCCAGACCAGCGCCGACCGCCAGCCCTGGGTCTGGATCATGGAAACCATCGTCGGCGAAATCGCCGCCGGCCACTACGACGGCCCCTGGAAGATCGACGACAACAGGAACGGCGAGACCTGCCTCTACATCCGCTCCAGCGACGTCATGCACCACCTCAGCCGCACCACCGCCCTGCGCGACTTCTGGAACGGCCTGCCAGTCAAGTCAGACCGCGTCTTCAAGCAACAGATGGAACACGCCGGCATCGTCCTCGGCGAAGCCGAAAAAACCATCCACAACAAACGCTGGTCCCGCATGGCCGAGATCTCGCTGGCCAAGCTGGAGGAGTTCGGGGTGATGGTGCATCGGCCGGAGTTGCAGTCATGAGCGGCATGTTCGGTGAACGCCGAAACCACGCCCAACATAAAAGCGTCGAGTGGTACACGCCAGCTTGGATATTTGATGCCTTGGGGCTTGAATTTGATCTGGATCCGGCATCTCCCTTTGACCATGAGACGCCATGCCCGGCTGCTACCAAATACACAGTGTTCGATGATGGACTCAGCAAGGAATGGTTTGGGCGGGTGTTCATCAACCCCCCCTACGGACCGACTACAGGGCAATGGATTCAGCGCCTTTGCGCCCACGGCGATGGCATCGCCCTGGTGTTCTCGAGGACTGATACCACCTGGTTTCATGAGGCTGCGAGATCCGCATCAGCCATTTTGTTCGTTTCAGGCCGCATCGACTTTATTCCTGGCCACGAGAACAAGCACAAGAAGGCCCGGGCTGGCGCTGGCACTGTTTTATTTGCTTTCGGCAGGGACTGCGCTCGGGCGCTGATGAATCTGAGCGATCGAGGCCTGTTCGTGCTGTTGAGACCGTTGTTTTGAGGAAAGAGATGGTTCAGAAAGAAAATCCCCCTTGCGACTGCCTGAACTGGTGCGGCGACGATCCAAGGCTGCAGGACGGCCGCGCCGAATGGTGCCAACACGAACGGGAGCGCCAGGCGCGCGAAACGCAACGTCGGGAATATACAGACCGCCTGCACGCCCTGATCGATCAACTGGGCGCCACTGCGCAAGCGCAGCGCCTGGTGACGCTCGAGGCGTCCCTCGTCGCCGAATTGCAGCGCCTTGTCCAGGCCCTGGTGAGGCGCTGATGCTCGTCCGTGCAAGCCTCCCCGCACCCCTCGCGAGTGAAAGTGGCCGCGCCAGAACCCCGTCAACGAAGCGCGAGGCCGGGCAGCCTCAATTTTTTTTCCCGGACGCCGAATTTCAAAAGGTTGGCGGGCGGTGTGCACAAATTTGATGGATTTTCCGTTATTTCTCGCTAAGTCATTGATCGTGGAGTGGAAGTTCATCACCAGTCGCCTTGGTTTCTCCATCAAATCGCCTGTTTTATCCATCAAATTGCCGTTTTCGTCCATCGCCCGTTTTTTCGGCTGGTCCGCTCTTTCTCTCTCTTTCTCTTTAGTAAACAAAGAGAAGAGAGAAGGAAAGGCATCCATCAAAGAGAAGGCGGAATCCATCAATCCGGGGCGCTGCCTATTTTTTAATCCATCAGTTGTACTTCGCATTTCGCGCAACTGGTGGATTGTGATGGATGAAATATCGCTTGTTTTCAATGGCTTGCGCGTTCATCCATCAATATCCACCAATCCACCAGTGTTTTCCCCCTCCCCCCCCTGGAAGCGTGTTTTCTATGGCCTTCACTGACCTCATCGAAGATTTCCTGACCTACATGCGCCACAACCAGGGTCGATCCGAACGCCTGGTCGAGGTCTATCGCCTGGCGCTGACCCGCCTCGCGACATTCATGGGCGACATGCAGCGCGATCCCTTGTCGGCCAGGCACGAAGACCTGATCGCCTTCACCGGCCCATGGCTGTTCAAGCAGGGGCTCAAGGATCCCGTCAGCCGCCGCACCCATATTTCCGCCGTGCGCGGCTTCTTCAAATGGGCCACGGTCAACAACAAGATCGGCGAGAACACGGCCATCGGCGTCCCGCAGCCCAAGGTCGGCAAGAAAATCCCGCGCGTCATGACCCTGGCCGACTTCGAAAAGCTCATGTGGCAGCCTGACTTCGCCACCTTCTCCGGCGTCCGCGATGCGGCCATGATCGCCGTCCTCGGCGGCTGCGGTCTGCGGGCCAGCGGCCTGGTCAATCTCAACGAGTCGAACCTGGTCCGCGACGAGGTCGACAAGGTGACCCGCTATTTCCTCAAGGTGGTCGAGAAGGGCGAGCGCGAACGCAAGGTCCCGATCCCGGAGCAGGCCGCACTGCTCATCCAGCTCTACCTGGACCATCCCGACCTGGCCGGCGTCGATCGCCTCCTCGAGGACGGTGACAAGGTGCTCTTCGTCTCGATGCGCCGCACCGATATCCCGGCCCATGAATACCGCGGCGAGAAGCGCCGCTTCAACCGAAAGCAGATCAACTACATGCTGGAACGCTATGGCGAGATGGCTGGCGTCGATCAGAGCAAGCGTCACCCCCACGCCATGCGCCATCTTTTCGGCACCGAACTGGCCGAGGATGACGTGCCGACCATCACCGCCCAGCGCCTGCTGGGCCATGCCGACCCCAAGTCGACCGATATCTACCAGCAGCTGGCGCTGCGCAAGCTGACGCGCGTCGCTGACAAGAGCAGCCCACTCAACAAGATCAACACACCGGTCAGCGCGCTGCTCGACCAGTTAAAAAAAAGGTAGCCGAAATTTCCGCCACATCGCCCATGGGCCGTTCCCGACCCCTAGCCACCGGACGCAAAGCAGGGTGTGGGCGGAGGACGGCTAGAGGTATACATAGGGGGAAGTGGCTTTCCATCGAAAAAGTTGTGCACTGTCGTGCGGTGCTCAACTCTTCTATAAGAATGCAGGCTAAGTCACTTCGCTTTCTGCCATAAGGCGAAGTAGGTCAACGGTTGGACAAGGGTTTCAAGAGGTGAGAGATGAGTGAAAAGCGAAGTGAGATTCACGGAATTGCACAAGGTGATCTGTTCGGAGCAGGGGAGGGGGCTCGGCAAGGCCTCCCCCACCCCACCCCCCAGGGGGGTGAGTACCTGAATAATTGCGACCTTTCGAACTTTTCAAAAAACGCCGCCCCCGAAAAAAAACGGCGCGACCCGCGTTTTGAAGAACTCGAAAAAATAGGCCTGCCTGCGGTTTGGCTGCGCATCGCTGAGCGAGTAGGGTTCGACACCTGGCTTGACCTGTGGCGCATGCTGTCGAATGACGAGAGCGTCCGCCATGACGGTGGCGCCCGCCTGCCTAAAATACGGTGTTTTTCGGCCTACAGCCGCTATCAGCGCAACCGCTACATCAAGGCATTAGCGGCGCAGGGTATGCCGCCGAAGGAAATCCAGAATGCATTGCGGAAAAACCTGAACGAGCACCTTGATATCAGCAACATCGTTCGTATGACCCGCCCCCGCCCCCAAAAAACGCCGGAATCAGGCGGCGCGCCGCATCTTGATGGGAAGGTCTAG